CTATCTTTTTGAATGTGTTGTTCGATAGTTGTCATAATTTTTTGTCTCCGTTACTAATAGGTAACAATACTATTTATCTTTTGCTAACCGAATCCTTACATAAAAACAGTTCTGTCTTCATTTTAGAACTTGATCCAACACCAGAGTGATTAACTCCAGCAATAACCCATTTACCGTTATATTTTTTATCAGGTGCTGGTCTATCACCAGATAATTTTGTAGCTGGCATTTCAACTTTTATACCACTACCAGCATATAAGTCTAAATTACCAGGAACTGCTATAAACATCCTAATGTTTCTAAGGGTTTCTATCCTCATCCATTGATATGCTTGCAATTCAACTAACTCCTCATAATTTGATTGTGGGTTATTTTTATATTTGGGATCAAAAATTTGGTTAGGAAGCATAGTATAACGAACCCTCTTAGGAAAGTCAACTATGTTTTTGATTTCATCATCCATATTATTAACTGGATTTATAGCATTAGATTTACCAATATGAGACATCTTTCTCCATAATTTCTTAACACCGTAACGATACTGCTCTTCCTTCATATCAGTACTAACGCCCCAACGAGATTTAACTATATTAACTGGATCAAAACCAACACTATATCCAGACCAAGTACCATGCCTCAATCCCATTAGATAACTTTTCTCATCAGGAAAGGTTACAGTATCAACAGTATATTGGTCATCCGCTTCCTTTGTAAAATTTTTAGGTTTATATGTGTAAGTATACATCTTACCGATACCTGTTTTAAAACTAGTATCTGTCGTTCCATCATTATCGTTTATATCATCAATAATTTTATCAATAGATTTGAAGTTAAATCCAAGAGCATTTTCCCAAAATAAGAAACCATTTTGTAATGTCCCTCCTTTAGGATTCTTACGTACTGCTCTATTAGCACACCAGAAAATTGTATCAATTGCCCTCCAATTAGGAGAAACAAATGTTTGTTTATTAAGACTTTCTTCCAAAAATATCTTTTTCTTACTATTCAAATATTTTCTACCTTTTACTAATACTCTAGTAATTTCTTCTGCTTTAATTTTATTATCAAAAATTTTCTCACTTGAACCAAATACATTACTAACCTCATTTTTAACAAATTCATTTGAACAAGCATTGATTTGAAAGAAGTCAGTAGACTGACCAACTCTTACACGAGATTCTATTTGATAAGTTCTAAAATAATAGGTTCTATCAGTCAATCCAGTCTTAACCATCAAACGAAATTCTTCTGTACCTGTTAAAGATTCTAACAATCCACCTTGATCTTCTATAACAAATTTTGCTTCTTGGGTTGCTGAACTTATACTTTCAAATACTTCCCAACCAGCCAAATATTCTGTTAAATCATACTTACCATTAGATGTCTCAATTCTTTTACCACTATTGTAAATACTAAATTCTACCTCGCAATCACCAGGACCAGTTCTTGTTATTGACATTATATTACCTCAATGGATTATTAAATGAATTTAAAACTGCTGCAGTAGTTTTAATCAGAGCACCAAACATACCACCAGGAGCTTGAGCACTACCCTTGCCAGGTGCATTACCTGATGTCCTCTTAATAATAGTAGTAACAGTTTGTTGTGCTCCAGATATATATGCTCTAGTTTGTGCGTTGGATTGTTCAACAGCACCTAAAGTTGTTTGAACTATTTCTCTAGTTCTAGCATTAATCTCAGCTCTTGCCCTATTCCTTTCTCTTGTTGCTCTTTCAACCTTTGCTTGATCATCTTTCTTTGCCTGTGATTTCTTTACATTTCCACCACCACCTCGTTTTTGACCGCCACCTCCTCCTTGTTGACCGCCACGAGGTCCGCCACCAAATACATTCGTTAACATATCAAACATACCACCACCACTCTTACCACCCATCATCTCTTTAGCACCACCACCTAATCCACCAAATAAACCACCACCTATTTGTCCAGTCTTCTTAGTATAAGCACTACCAGCTTTTTTAAGTTCTGACTTATCACCCAAACTAAGTGATTCTGGATTTAATAGTTTCTGGAATATTCCACTCTGCTTCTCAGAACCTGTCAAAAATCTAACATCTAGATTATCATTTCCAGCAGTATTAAAAGTATGATTCCCAAACTTAACTTGATTAACATCCTGAGATGCATCATAAGGAGCACCTGCAGAATAATTACGGAATCCAGTTGCAGACATTAATTTCATCATTTTTCTTTCATCAATACCACCAGTAGTCAAAATACCTTTCAGTCTTTCATGACTCTTTGCAATACCAATAGCTCTATCAGCAAGACCTAATTCAGCAGGAGTAAACTTCCTGTCAATAGCACCATTTTGGACAGGAGAATATTGACCAGGTGCAGTAATAATATCCTGAAGAGATCCACTCTTTGCCATAAATGTTCCTGGATTGCCAGTTTCTTCAATAATAGCCTGTCTGTTCAAAACAGATCTTGCCACCATTGACATACCACCCAATCCTTCACCTCTAGATTCCGCAAGAATTAATTTTTTAAACAACTCACGACTAGGATCTTCTGTTTTAGAACCCTTCTTCTTCTTTTCAGCTACTTTCTGATTTAATGCCTTATCAGATATACCAGTAAATTTAGGAATACTTCTTGAAGTAGGAAGATGTAAAGCAGGTCCAAATGAACCACCATATTGGAATTGTGCTGCATTATTAGTACCATATCCAGGCGGAAACTCACCATGCTCCAGAATATATCTCTTCAATTGCATCTTATTAATGGTATTACCCATACTGGTCTGATCAGATACTTTGTGATCTCTATCTTTTGCTAATCCAAACCAATTACCAAGTGTCTCAAATACACCACCTCCTTTTAACTTTTTAATACCAAGATCTTGGAGATTAAATCCCATCCTCTTTGCTTTTTCTGCTTGCTTTGAAGTTATAGTTGGATCTCTTCTTGTAGCAAAATTATCAAGTGGTATAACATATCCTTGACCATCACCTTTAGTAGCAACATATTCTGTACCGTGACCTATAAAGGAAGGTGGTAATGATGGATGTAGAGAGACAGGATATCCAGAATTAGGTCCAGTTATTATACCACTACCCATATCTCCTCTAGCACCACCACCCATCTCACGTTTAATAGTGCCACCCATCTCACGTTTATCTTTATTCCAGAAACTAAACCCTTCCTTCATACTATCCCAAAAACTCTTAGTATCCTTTTCCTGGAATCCCTTTTCAAAAGCTTTAAAACTACCAATAGCCTTATTAGTAGATTCTTGAATAGCATTTTCCTCACCAGTTAGAGAACCAAAAATACTAGAAACAGCACGAACAACATTAAATTTATGCTCATCACCAGCAGCATCCTTATCATAAGAATACTTCTGCTGCATATCCTTCATTGTACTATTTGCTAATTCATTAGCAGCAGTCCAACCAGTAATCTCTTGAAGAAGACTCTTATTCTTATCATAAGCTTTATCATCATCAGATTTTCCCCCAAGAGTCTCTTTAAGTTTTCCAGGTAAATCTGTAATAGCCTTCCACCAAGGCTCTTTTTGCATCTCATCAGCTTTATTTTTTACCTTATCTGGTAACTTATCTTGATCTTTTAATTTTATTTCTCCTTCTTTCCAATTGAGATTCTCATGAGAATCGTATACTCCACTGTTTGTTAAATCTTCACCATAACGCTGAGTTGACATTGCAGCATCAATAGATCTTTGATTCTTCTCAAGTTCTCCTACAGCATCCTTATCACCAGACTTTGCATAGTGACCTCTAGTACTTTCATCATAACCCTCATCACCAGGTAGATTTCCAGAGGCATCCATTTCAGATTCTAGAGTACCCTCAGCAGTCTTACGTGGGAATAAAAATTCCATTGCTGCCCACAATGCAGTAGCACCAATAAATCCACCAAGGAACCATTTCCCAGCTCTACCACCAGTCATCATAAGACGACCTTTCCTCTTTAAGAGCATTGATTTAGTTGCTCTACCTCTCCTATCAAATAACTGCCAAACTCTCATAAAGTCGCCAATTATCTTCCACGGTTGGGTAAGATATCTAATTGCTAAAAATGCTCCTGCAAATTTAACCCATATACTCACAAATGACTTTATTTTAGTCCAAGGATCTGTATCATCACTAAGAAGATTATACAAATCATCAACCATCGAGATAACTTGGGAACTAACAAACGAAGCAATTGCTTTAAAAATCTTATGTAATTTAATAAGAGTGTTCTCAATCTTATCATGATTTTTAGGATCACCCAACCATTTCAATAATGGCCAAACAACCATCAACTTAAATAAGGATCCCAAGAATTTCATAAGACTATCAAGGAATCCTGGTGCTTTAAATGATCTTACATTACTGAAAAACTTTTTAAATTTATTTGGTTTTATCGTACTATCACTAGGTTTTATTGTCCTTAATTCTTTCCTTCTTTCTTCTAATCTATCTTCTTCAATATTTTTAAGTTCTACTAAAGTGGTAATAGTTCCATTCAATACACTACCAATATTATTGATAGCCATTGTATTGAGATTAATAGTAGATACTAGTTTATTCTCAGCTTCAGCCTTAGTACCAACTCCTTTTGCTGCCGTTTGTTTTTCAACATCGATAAACTTATACATGTTTATCTTTACAGTTTTTGCCATTTACCCAAAGCCTCCTGCCATTCTATTTAACAACCCTCTCATACCACCAGCTGTTGATAATTGTTCACCAACACCTGAACTAGAATCAACTGGAACAGGAGTTGCTTGAAGTTTTTCAACAATAACAGGTATTGGTATCATTTCAATAGCAGTCTGTAAAGCATATTCAGTATCAATCTTTCCATCTCTAAATACCTCTCCAACTTGATCAACGATACCCAGAACTCTCTTATCAACACCTAATTCAGGTGCTAATTCTCTCAATCCAGTTGACATATCACCACCATCAACAACACCCATCATTGCTTTATAGATTCCACCCATACCATGCTTCTCTGCCATACCAGATACAAATGCAGCAGGACTAAAACCACCACTCACTAGAGAGTTAACTCCAGGAAGATTATCCAATCCAGGAATATTTGCTATTGCTGAAGTAACTCCTGGTACCATACCAAGAACTCCACTCAATCCAGCAGCATCTATAGATGCTCCAAAGGCTGCAAGACCTTGCTCAAAACCAGTACCTTCAATTGCAGCACCTAAAGCACCTCCCCAATTTCCTTGTATTAAAGCAGATGATATTTTACCAACTTTAGACTCCATGAATCCATCATAGATGGATTTTCCACTTTCCCATAGATTACTAAATTTACTTCCAATATTATTATCAAACCATGTACCAACTTTATCACTAATATTTCCAAATGTTTCAGGGAATATACCAGCACCAGTATTCCAAAGAGACATTACTGCTGCTATAGGATTACCATTTGATAATGCTCTAAAAGTATTCATTCCACTAATTAAAGTTTGAATCCATTTATATTGTGGGAATATAATAGGTAATGCAATTGATAATACCTGACCCAATTGACTATTCATTATATCATTGGCAATATTACCAAGACCTTCGACAGCATCACCAACCCATCCAAAAACTGTTTCAACTCCACCAGTAACCCACTCAATTGGTTTTTTAACTAGATCAACAAAAAATTTAATTGGGTTCCATGCTTTTTCAAGCTTACCATATCCACTAATAGTCTGACCTTTTCCACCTGATGACAACGAGCCACCCATTTGCTTATTGCCACCCCAGAATTTCCACCAAGGTTTCTTGGTTTCTTTCTTTTTGGGCATATTAACCATATCATCAACATCACTGCTGATTGTTCCTAATATACCACTACTACTACCTTTCGATTTCGTTTCTTTATTACCACCACCCCAGAATTTCCACCAAGGTTTTTTCTTTTCTTCCTTTTTATCATCATCACTACCACCATCTTTACCATTACCATATCGACGTATCTTCTCTTGCATCGACATGTTATGGTATTTGGTATATTCATCCATCGAAACTTCTTTTCCGTTTATATACCCTTTCCCTGTATTAATATCAAAATTAGAACTAACTTTACTACTACTACTTACTTTCTGTGGAGTTGCAGTTTCAACCTTTTTCTCAGGATCATCTTCTTTACCAGTTCCAGCCCATCCAAGAAAATCCCACCAAGCTCTTTTCTTTTTCTCCTGTTGTTTTTTAATCTCCTTATCAGCATTAACCATATCAGTAGCATCACTACTGATTGTTCCTAATATACCACTACCACTGGCATCAACTTTATCATCATCAACATCCTTTCCAGCAAGTATTTTATCAACTTCCTTAGAATTCTTCTGAGCAGAAGGACCAATCTGACCAGTCATTCTATCTACTAAACCTGTTAAACCAGGTATAATCTGCATGAGACCGCCATCCTGTTCCCACTGCAGAATAGCTGGACCAATTCCAGGAAGAATTCTAGCAAGTAAGTATGCATCAAGAGCAGTTCCAAGTGCTATCATTGGACCACCCCAAGTAGCACCAACACCAGTTGCAGTACTAATACCACCACCAATAGTTAACGCACCAGCTAATCCCTCTAATACTCCACCTATATTATCACCACCATCAAACGCTACTTTACTAAAATAGAAATTACCTAAACCACCAATAAAAGGTAATGCAGCATTTAATCTCCTACCCCATCTTCCAGTAAATTTTCCAAATGATCCCCAATTTATACCCCTCTTCCCTAGTGCCTCAGTCATCTTCTTGATGAAAGGAACCTTATTAATTGCTCCTAATAACTTATTACCAGCACTACCAACTGCACCAATTACAGGTTGAATAAACTTTTTGTAAATTGGACCAAATATTTTAGATTTTAATCCCTTCTCAATCTTACCAGGAAGATGGTATATACGCTTTGCATTTCTTGAAGCCCAACCACCAAACGCTCTAGCACCTCTTCCAGTGTTTCGTACTGCTGCACTAAACATCCCCCTTGCTCTCTTGGATATTTCTGTGCCAAGTTCCATAGCACCCTTTACAACTTTACTATCTTTCAGACCCTTAATATTCTTCCATGTCTTACCAAGATTTGACTTAATTCCATCACCAATTTGTCCAGGAAGTTTCTTTAACTTTTCCCCTATTCTTAAATCATCAATCTTAGTTCTAAGTGAAGTGATAATTGGTTTTGTTTTTGCTCCAAACCAATCCTTTGCTTTACCTGGAAACTCACGAATTGTTCTTGGAATTTTCCACTGCTTAGCCTTTAAAAGATCGTCACCCCTTGCACCCTTCTTAAATAATCCCCTTAAACCTATTTGACCTCTACGGATTAATCTTAACCTATCTCCAAAATTAGAAGTACCTTTAATAAATCTTCTATAAGAATCTGCAGATCTTGTAATTGAAGTTTTCTTCTTATTAAATAACTTCCACCACTTACCTTTCTGCTTCTTAAATTTTATCTTACCCTTTGGTTTTGGACCTTTAATTCTTGTTTTTGGTCCTTTTATTTTACCAAAATCAGGAACCCTCCAATTCATTATAAAGTCTAATAGACCTACAATGTCACCAATTAATGCAAAAGGATTGAGTAAATATCGTAAACTAATAAAACCAAATAAAAGCTTACCTAAATTCTTAACTTGTCCTAAGAATCCTATAGGATTGCCATCTGCATCCTTACCACTAATAAGACCTGTTAACCCTACTAAAATATTATCACCAATTATCCACTTGGCAAAATCAAATAACTTCTGTACAACAAATACAAATTTTTCTACAAATACTTGTAATTTTTCTTTATTAGCTGGATCTCCAACCCATTTTAATAGATCTTGTATGACATAAAAACTAAGAAGTTTTACTATAAACTGGGCAATAGGACCCCAAAGTTCTCCCATCCAACCAAATATCTTACCAAATTTATTTTTCTCCTTCTTAGACGGTTTTCGTACTTTTCCCTTCTTATCTTCAGTCAGTTTTTGCATTTCTGCAAAATCTTCTGCTTCTTGGTCTCTCTCTTTTTGACTCTTTCTACGTGCTAATCTTTTTTCTAAAACATCGAGTTTAACATTAGATATAGCAATATCTCTTAACGACCCAACTAAACTTCCAGCACTAAATGTAGTAAGACCTAACCTATTTTTAGCATATATTCCTTTTCTGGCTGCAACAACCGCAGGAGTTGCCTTACCAGATGCTCCAGTTACATTGACTAATTTATAGGGGTTAACTTTAGTAGCCACCGTAAGATCTCTTCTCTGTTGCTTGTTGTGCCTTCATTCTTTTCTCTTCTTCCTTAAGGAATCCGACCAAAAGATTCATATAAACTTCCTTCTCCCAAGGCATTAAATTGTCAACTGTATCAATTGACCATTTATGATGATGCATTAAGGAGAAATTTATTTCATAATAAGTTTGGAGACTTGTATGGAGAAGAGCTATCCGAAAAAACTAGCTAGACCCTCAAGTACTACGTCACTTTCGACCTTAGTTTTTGGATTAGTAACCTTAACAGTATGAGATAGTTTAGGCATAGTTTCAAAGAAATTTTGAACCATCAAAAACTGCTTACTGCTCAATTGATCAAAAAACTCAACCAACTCATCTTCAGTACTATCAGAAGCTTCGTATACTTCTTCAGCATCAGAGATTTGCCTTACACATGAAGCAGCCATCTTAAATATTTGATCAACCCCAGGTTCTTCACCCAAGAAATTCATTTTAACAAAATTATCCAAACTAGGATATCCCATAGTTAGAATAATCTCAGGACTAAGTTTTAGATCCGTCTTATGCCCCTTTGTCTTAGTGACTTTTATCTCATTTAAAGGTATTGAAACCTCAACCTGAGTTTCGTTATCATCAGGACAAACAACAGACACATCAACAGCTTCACCAACAGATTTTGTACGAATCTGAAGGAAAACAAATTCAATGTCAAATGTAGGAAGATCATCAATATCATGAATATCAGTACATTCAGTAATGATAGTCTTAATAGCTCTAATAATATCGGCTTGATCTCCTGTTTCAGTTGCTAATAGCAACAATTTTTCCTCTTTGACTAAGAATGGTCTGTAATTCACAGTTCTGCCATCAGAAGGCAGTTTCAATTTGTACTTAGGTACATTCAGCTTTGGTAATGCCATATAGAATTCAATTCAGTAATTATATTTATGAGGCTAAGTGACTAGTAATTGATTAACTGTACTCGCAATTCGGTGCTGGAGAGCAGATGCATCATCCACTGCACCATTAAATGAAGCATCACGAGGAATAACAATATCCTTCCGAGGTCCAATTTCATCCACTTTTGAAAATTGAGCAGGGAAAAATCTATATCTTTCAAAATAAAATCCAACCGTTAATGTCATAGATCTTGCACGGTCATTATTTAATTGTATACCACCAATATTGTATGGAAACGCTTTCCACAACTGCCAACATCCAGTTAAAGAATATAATCTACTTGCAGCTACACTAGTATTTGCAGATCCACCAGTAGCTACATGATCGGCAAATCCATCTGGTAAATTTCCACCTGCTTTTCTTTCCCACTTATAAATTGTTATTTTAGGAGAAACATAAAAATTATAAAATTCGGTATATTGATTTGCATCAGGAGCCATTAAATGAATCCACCTTTCAAAGAAATTTCTTGTATGCTGATTTCTAGGCATTATAAAGGTTGCACTTATTTGACTAAATGCTGTTCCTGTAGCATATTTTTGAGCAGCACCAATATTAACTAAACCACCAGTTGTTGCTTGTCTACTAGGAACATTTACTGTTTGACAATAATAATTTAAAGCATTTCTAAGATTTCCTAATTCAGCAACAAAATTTCCTCCAGGTTGTCCAACAGTACTCTGAGTTGTAGCTAAACCGTCGTCTGATTGAGCATTATTGAATCCTATAACATTCTGTAATATAGGTGGTGTTGATATATGAAAAGACCAAAGGTTTGTATATGAAGGAGTGTAATCTTCATTTTTAAGAGAAAAAGAAACGAATTCATTTAGTTTTGGATACTGAGCAACACCAGGTGAAGGAACTGAATCCTCTGTCACATCCCATGAAGAATTATTCATACCCATAGTATTACCACTAGTAGCAGTACTAGAATTACTACCACCAGCACCACTATTTCCAGATCCACTTCCACTACCATTGCCATTAGACACAACAGCAGCTATTGCTCCAACCAACGTTGCTAAAATTGCTAATCCAAACATTAGACCTTTAACTCCTTTTCTGTAAGTATTTTAAAAATTAATCCCCTGTTCTTACAAAATTCATCGGCAGCTCCCCATTTTGCTTTATTAATAGCATATGTTAGAACTTCACTAATATAAGTCCTTTTAGCCTTTGCAGACTTTCTCATCACAGGTTCTTTAGTTTCCCTTTCGGGTTTAACTTCAATAATATACTTATGGCCACCCATTTTCATATAAAAATCAGGTACATAACGATGAACTCTTCCGTCAGATGGTTTAACGTAAGGAATTTTTATTTCCTCACTACCCCATTCAATGACATGGGGAGTTCTCTCACAAAATAACATGAATTTAAGTTCCCAAGATGACCTATACCATACATTATTTGGGTCACCTCTATACTTTGAAGGTCTCGTTAATTTATAACGACCCTGTTTATATCGTTTAGACCGCATAAATAAAATATATGATCACTATAATATTTAGCGTAGTAACACAATGCCTGTAGGTAACGGAAATGGGATATATACTTATCCATTAAGACCGCCAGTTCCATCAGATCCTGATAATCCCGATTCTTGGGGTGGAACAGAGGCTATTGACTATGTGCGATTTAAGCAATATAGAATAAAATTTGATGATAATAACAAAACGGAGATGAACTCCTTATATAATTACGGTGAAGCTGAGAAACAATACGTTCAAGCACCTCAAGCGGTGTATATCGCAATGCCTCCGCAATTAACTACCCAATACGCTGCTAATTATAGACAAATAGATCTTGGGGTTGGTGGTGTAGCACTAGGGGCAGCAGGTGGTGCTAGTGGTTTTGATGATATGAATCAATTAACCAATACCCTTCAAGACGCTGCAAGAGCATCTGCTCCAGAATTCCTCTCAAGTACTTTAACATCATCAGTTAATAGTATTGGTGGTATGATGGGACTGCAAGGTAGTGTTGATAAGCAATCTCTAGAATCAATGACAAGGGGAAGAATATTTAACCCCTACACGGAACAAATATTCAATAATATGAGTTTCCGTTCGCATAACTTTAGTTTCAAAATGTTTGCTAGAGATCCTCAAGAAGCACAAACAATAGAAGAAATTATACATTATTTTAAAGCAGGTGCTCATCCAAGATATCAAAGAGGGGATATATTATCTGGAATGCCTTATGCATCTGGGCAAGCAAGATATGCTAATCAAGATCAAGATGGAGTTGAGGATATATTTAAAAAAAGTAAAAGCTCATGGGAAAACCTCTTTGGAAATAGTGATAAAACAGGTATTTTAGGTGGTAATAGTGCTATAAAAAGTGCAGCAGAGGAAAGAAGATTCTTCTCCATCCCAAATAAATTTGAAATAGAATTTGTACGTTTAGCAGCAGATCCAGCAATTGAACAAGCAGTTCTACAACCAAATCTACATTTTAGAATAATGCCTTCAGTCTGTAGTAATATCACTGTTAACTATACTCCAGATAATCAATATAATGCATTAAAAAGAATTGCAAAGGATGCTGCTAATGATCCTACAATCAGGTCATTAAGCGTACCAGCAGTTATTATGAACTTATCATTTACAGAAGTAACACTACTTACAGCAGATAACTGCACACAGGGATATTAATTATGTCTTATTTTTCTCACTTACCAAACGTATATGTTGGAAAAGGTATCACAGATGATGATGGATTTAACCATGATCTTGTCAAAAATATCTTCAGACGAGTTATACTCAGAGAAGATATAGACAAGTATGTAACTCAATTTGAATTACAAACGTTACAAGACGGTGTAAGACCAGAACAAGTTGCAGAAGCTGTATGTGGTACTGCTTATATGGATTGGTTAATTCTTATAGTAAATAACATAACTGATATTTACGAACAATGGCCTAGAAGGGAATCAGATCTACAAGATTATGTAAATGAAAAATATGATACCGATCCAGATGATTTACACCATTGGGAAACACGTGAAGTAATATGGGAGCAAGCAGGATTTGAAGATATTACAGTTGTTGAAAGAGGACATGAAGTTAACGAAACTTTTAGAGCACAACTTCCTGATGGAACAATAAAAACCAAAGAAGAATCAATATATCCAGTAAGTAACTATGAACACGAAACTAACTTAAATGATAAAAAGCGATTTATTAGAATTCCTACTCAAGGTCTAATTAATAAAATAGAAAGTGAAATTGATGAATTATTGATGTATGAAGATCATAGAGAGTTAGATGATGAAAATGATAAATTTACACCTTTAAGTGTTGCACAAAGATTCTTAGATACAAAAGGATACGTTTCTGGTTCAGAAACAATATCCTTAAGCCAACTTGGCAGTATAGTATCTTATGATAACGGTCCTGGAAGTTCAACTATAAAACTTGGTGAATCCTCAACTACTACAACTTCAACAAGCACCACTACTGGCACTACAACAGATACAACTAGTTCTAACACTACAACTACAACTACCACCACTAGAACTCAAACATTTGATGGTGGTGATGCAGCAACTTCCTCATATTAGAAAAAACCCTACATATCAAAAAATATGCCGAGTTTTTTTTACGGTTTCCTGGTAAACAAAAGTTGAATAATATATCAGTCTTGCATAGGACTTCCAGTCCTGTACCTTGCATTAACTATCATACTTTCTAGCTCAATAATATAGTTTGTATTGTGCCACCGTGACTCCTTAATCTCATCCATTGCTACTGATGCTTTGCAAGGCAATGGCGGTTGTTGATCATTATGTGAGAAAAAATCTCCTGACATGTGTATTGTGTTGAATCTTACACACTATTTTATAACGAAACCCTCATAAAAGAGGGTTTTTTTATAATGATTTAAGTTTTGCGTAACAGTTATTTATCGACTTTTATCATTTTATATGGTTGCTCTTCATACTCTACACGTATAAAAACTCTTCTTGCTTGATCAGTACATGTAGATCCTTTATACCTTAGTCCTTCATCTAATACTGCAATAGAATTAGCAAGACTCTCAATCTTTATATTATCTGGAGAATAAGAGGTATTACTATCTGCGATTTCTAGTACTCCATCATTAGTGTTAACATAATAAAATGCAGTCTTCCTTGTACTAGTAGCATACTCTTGCTGTATTATATTATCTGTTTGTGCAATAGAGACTGCTTTAACAAGAAATGGTTTAGAAACTTTCAATGCTTGCATCAAAGGATCTAATATTAAACATGTACCAGCAGCAATTTCTCTATCTGGTTCTGGATTCTCACCTTTAGCAGAATAAAAAACATGCTCATACTTACAAGATGGATCCTCTGATGAATAGAACCAAGGAAAATGCTCTGACATCATATAGGATTGTATAGCACCTGCATCTTTCTCAGAAAGAAAGTCATCAAAAACATTCATTTAAAATCTCGGTATCTTTTGTATTAAAGGGATCAATTCAGTCTCTACCTTATCAGCAACCTTATCGATTATACTTATATCTATATCCAGAAAAGGTGGGATGATACCAAGTAATCTTAGTGTTCCATCAAGAAACAATGCAAGGCATGTAAATCCAAGAATCATACTAATGATGGTTGCCTTAAAGTTATGATCTGCCATAGACTTCTCATCTATAGCACGTGCTTCATCAAGAGCAGCAGCAACCATCGCATCTACTTCTGTTTTAGTATAAAAATCTCCTAGTATTGGTATATCGTGCTTGTCCATTACCCTCCATCTATATCACATCCTATCACACTACCACCAACTATTCCAAGAGGAATTGCCCACCAACGTCCATCTCCTTGAGATAGTGCTGCTGCAGCACCTCCACCTAAAATACCACCAAGAACTGCTCCATCACTACACTCATTACCGTCAGGTGATGGTGGTCTTTGATAGATTGGTCTTGGTTCTCTATGTTCTCTAGGAGGTGATGATCTCCATGGCCTACATGGTACTTCAATAGTATCATGCCATGACTTAACATATCCTGGTTGATTTGCTGTACCAGGAACATACTCTTCTCTATACTCTTTGCGTATACATTTTCTCGATGAAGACCAGCCTGGTTGTGACTCGTACGCTTGAGCACTGCCAGCAATCAGAAATGGAAACAATAATAATGGTGCTAGTTTCATAATTCTCCTTTAATACTACTATTATAACAGCACAAGGAGGATATTAAGTCCTCCTTGTGCCAGTTTATAATCAGTCCTCCTCTGCTAATGACTGAAAGTATGAGAGTGTATCACCTTCAGTTGCTGAAACAGGTGCTGTTGCCCCTACTTTTTCTCTGAAATCTGATACTTCTTTACCCCAGTTAGCAGGTGCTACTTCTTCCTCACTCTCATCAACAACAGGTGCTGTACGTTGTGGAGCCTTACCCAAAACAAGACTCAATCTTGCTTTAAGTTGTTCGTATGACTTAAAGTTCTTAGCAGCTTCAAACTCAGCAAGTGAGTAGGACTGTTTCCAAATCTTTTCTAGTTCATCATCATCTAGTTTAGCTAGAGTAGCAGGTGCAGCGAACTCTGACTTATCATAGTTCCAGTACCCATCAACCTTTCTAATCTTTACCTTGAAG